TCAACTAGCCCTGGCGGGCGGTTTGTTGATTTTTTTAATGCTTATCCGAAAAAAGCAAAAGAGGAAGAGGCAAGGGTAGTTTGGGAAGAGAACAACCTCGATGAGATTGCTGATCTGATTATCGATGATGTTGAGTTCCGGAAGACCTCCCACTCGAAGTGGATCAATGGATTCCCTCACAACCCTGACAACTACCTTGCACAGAAACTCTGGAATCAACCTGTGATCTTCAATGACCAGGTTGTGACAAAGCCAGGCAAGGGTTCTTTCCAGTCACTGGAAATCGTACTCGATGGCATCTCCAAAAAGTTTGATGACATCTCACATGAGTTGAATTGTTCGCATGCCCAGTCAATCTGGAGGATGTGTGTCGTTGATTACAAAGCCGGCCGTCTGGAATTGGATAAAGCTGCATTCCTGGAAGCAGCAAAAGCTCAGTACAGGGTTGACTGTGAGAACCGGTGACCATGGACCAGTACAAAATCAAATATCAAACCAGGTACCAGCAGATCAGGCAACAGCTGAAAAGCGAGATGAGGCCCCAAAAAAGGGGATTGATCTCCAAGCTGAAAATCATGTGGTACCGGTCATTGCTTGAAACCATCCGTAGAAACCAATTTATCAGAGGTGACCATGATTGAACTGAAATCACTCACACTGGTGATGTCACTGCTCATCACTTTTGCATCGGATGAAACCATCATAGTTGAAAAGCATCCTGCATGCGCCGCTTCAGCTTCTCAGGTGATCATTGAAGAGTTGGGCCTCACTTGCCTGCCATCAACCAATGCATACAGAGATACGCTGTTCAAGGGAGACTTCGAATGACTGTTGCCCAGGAGTTGATGAAAATGACACCAGAGGTAAATAACAGCCTTCTATGCCGTCCTGGCATCATCACCCACTGGGACAGAGAGGAGAAGAGCAGTAAATCACTTTCAAGCAATAGAAACAGCAGGAAAAAAACAAATGGATTGACCCCAAGACAGCGCGACATCCTACAAGCATTCAAGTTTTATAACCCAGCCAGAGCATCAGACATCGCATTTGAAATTGGAGCCTGCACCCCGGGGACCTATCAGGCATTGAAGGTGTTGATCAAGCTTGGATATGTTTATCGTGATGATAATTCCAAAATGTATTACCTGTCTGGCCAGAAGCCAAAGGAGTTTGTAAAGCCTACTGCATCTGATCAAATGCGAAATGTAGCAAGAAAAATGGTCACCTTCAAAACGAGTGATTTGAAGAAGATTGCTCCATGGGCTTCGGTAGAAATGGCCAAGTTAAAGAAGCAAGGCCTGATCGAAAGTGTGAGCCGCGGTGTCTGGAAGTGGATTGGAGAATAGAAGCGATGGGAGCTGCTCGTTCAACCATTACTAAAAGCATCAACCACATCCGGCATTACTTTGCCGATGAGGTTTACCAGGCATTGCCGGCAGGGGAGTTGATAAAGCCTTGTGACATAAAAGTCCCAGGCATGCCAGCTACAGACATCATGAAGTACCTCACCATCCTGAAGAGCCAGGGGCGGGTGAGGACTTACAAATACAAACATTACCAGCTTTGGGGCCGTGTGGATGAGTTCAGCTATTGAAAAATCACCTCGAGTTTTCTCTCCCTCTTATATCGAGTGGATTCGATCGCTGAACTGCATCGTGTGTGATGCCCCAAACCCACATCCTCACCACATCATTGGCCATGGTTATGGTGGTGAGGCTATTAAAGCAGATGATTATCTGACCATGCCTTTGTGCTTCAACCATCACACCGGTGATCAGGGTGTTCATAGAGGGCATCAATCATGGGAAAGGAAATGGGGCTGCCAGCTGAGGATGTGTGTACAAACGCTGATAGTTTCTTACGGCCTGGAAAAGATATCACAAGAAATCTGCATGGAGTACCTGCTCAAACTTGAGCCGAAGGTGGGCATGGAAGTCATTGGTCAAGAGTTGAGAAACTATTTGAGCAGCGTAAATTATGTCTTTGGAGGAAAATTCGCATGTATATGATGATAGCTTGGGTTGTCCTTGTGGCAGCATATTTCGGACTCAAGGCCATTAATGCCAGAAAGCGCCGACAATTGATGATGTGGCATAGCGCCGCTGGGTTGCTAACTTCAACTAAACCCCAGACAAAAGAAGAAAGGATGCACCAGTGGTGTGAGCAGTACCATCCCTTTATGATGGCAGAGTCCTGTTTTGCCTTTGACAACAGCTCATTGATCCACAGTCTTCAAGTCAGAGCGGCCAAATTCCGGCAGGCAAACAAGGAAGAGTTTATCCGGGCAAGCCATGCTTCAAACATCGTTCAGCTAAAGGTGAAGAGCAGGTGAGTGAATCTGATCATCAATGCGCCGCTGTTCAATATTTCCGCACCAAGTGGCCAAGAGAGGTGCTGTTTGCTGTGCCCAATGGAGCATGGCTACATGGCACAAAGATTCAAAGAGTAAAACAAATGGCCAGGCTTAAAGCTGAAGGGTTGGTTCCTGGCATCCCTGATCTGGTTGCGCCGATACCTCGGGGGAAATATCACGGCTTCTATGCTGAGATGAAGAATGAAGGACTGTCAGAAAAGAACCTTTCCCCAGCACAAAAGCAAATGATTATTTACCTCACACTTAAAGGCTACTATGCCGTTTGCTGCGCCGGAGTGGACAAGTTCAAGAAAGAAATTGATTATTACATGGGGTTAATTTGAAAGCGATGTGCCTGCAACCAAAAACCATTATGTCAGTTAATGGTAAGTCACTTGGAACAGTTGACTTCACATATGAACCAATAGATTTGAGTTGTGGACATGGACAGCCAGAAATCTTTAATTTTCGCAATACAGTGCTCATGAGTAGGAGAGGCAAAGCAACCATTAGTTTTACAGTTGAACCTGAGTTCAGCTCTCAAAAACAATTCGCACAGTTTGTTATGAACAAATGGTGGTTATTCAATAAATCGGAGGTTAGCCGTTTATGAGTGTTGAAAGCATTGCCAAGATAGTGAACATCAACTCACCATCTGACTTCCTGGCCGCGGTCATGAAAGGGTCAGGCAGGGCCACAATCTCCAAGGAGGATGTGCTTTGTGCTCTGACAAACCACCGCAGCAAGTTAGGCCAGCAGATCATGTATTACTGGCTGTATGAGGATCAGAAATCGGCTGCTGAGGAAATGGCCATAGCAGCTGCCCGGGGTGGTTGGCTTGTCAGCACGCCATTCATGGCTGACAGGGAGTTCCTTGCTCAATTTGGCAGGTGTGCTTTGTCCCAAGTCATGAGATATCAGCCTCCTCACAGGATGATTGCCTTGATTAATCATGTCACTGAAGATGCGGTAAGAAAGAACCCTGGCAAATATGCAGTCCAAATTGAGTTTCTCTTTGAGTTAATGAGGGTTTTTAATAGAGCATTGACACTATCAAAAGAAGATTTTATTAATTATTTTTCAAGTTGATGATCGTAAAATAATCAAAATAATTGTACAAATAAAGCAAATGCTTTATTTTAATAAATATTGTTTCAAGAATAGGATTTTATGAATATCGCGCTCTTTACAATTATTTTTTTTACTCAAGTTGTTACTGAAACAAATAAAAGTGATATTTTTGAAGCGGTAGAAAGATGCTCAATCGTTCACAATTCATCTGATTATATTAAGTATATTATTTCAGATCCCACACCAATTGAATTAAGTCCTTCTAATATTGCATCTATTACTAAAAGCGAGAGTTTGGATGATGCTTATGAAAAAGAGATAGCAGAAATTGAGGAGATATTTGGTCCTCGCATAGCAGAAATTGATTTCAAAAAGGCAATTTTAGCTAAAAAATTTTTACTCAAAGCTCAAGAAGTTTACGAGGCTAAAGAAAAATTAATGAATGAAAGAGTAATTTTAGCACTAGAGTCTGAATTAAATGAGTTTACTGTTGAGTCGAGAGTTTTAGAAAGTGATGCCTTTGATCTAGAAAATCAAAAAAAACATTTATTGGCAGAAATCGAAAGGAAATATGAAAATGAACGGATGGCCTTAGAGGAAGAAGGCCATTATGAAACCTCGTTTTCTATTTTGGATTTAGCTGGTTTAGATGACGTAAGAAGAGTGATGGTTTCATATTATTCTCAGTATCCCGATATTAATCCAGATTTTGAAGCTACTCCAGTAGCAATAAAATACATCTTAATGCCAATAGAATATGCTTGGAGAAATAATATAACAGGCGTTCTGCATTCCCTACATGGAGGAGGATCATCTGAGATTCTTGAAAGAAGAAATTTGATTCGTGAATCTTTAAGGTTAACAATTAAGCATCCTGAATTAGATTGGATGTCAGGACTAATTATTCATGCGATGGGAGATGCGTACGCTCATACTAAAAATGAAATTGGTACTCTACAAGAAGAAGCATACGGACCTTGGGTCGGACATGCTTACCACAGTATTATTGGACGAAACCCTGATAAACTGACTCCAAATGATGATGAACATAGCACCATAGTGAGGAATAAATACTATCGATACATCAATGACTTATTTGAAACTGTTAAACAGCGCAATGCTAAACATAAGGTTTTTATTGAAGAAGTTTTTCTGAGAGTTATAAACCATGAGTGTCAGGAGAATAATAATTGTCCTGCATTTTATAGAGAAGATGCAATTCTTTCAAAGAGAATGGATGATATAAAAGAGTGTATGAATACCAGTGCAAAAGATTTAACTAAAGAACATATAATTGATACTGTTAATTTAATAATTGCTGATGAAACAATAAAACCAGGCATGGTAGAAAGGCTTAAAAGTAAAAAATACGATTGAACTCCCATCTTATTAGGGGTATATTCTCATACTAAGGAAAGTTGCGAAATATCCGACCTTATCCAAACCCGACAGCACTCGATCACAACCCGCCTCGTCGGGTTTTTTTGTGTCCTGATGATTATCAGTGCTACCTTGCTGCTTTGAAACCGGCTGTGATTAAGGGTCCTTCCTGGCCCTTTGTTTACGGGGGCTGGCGAGCTCAGAATATCGCTAGATTTATGGCCCATGAGGTTGTTGTTGTTGTTATTCGGAATCGAAGTAAAGCATTATTATATAATGTACGTAATTATATAAACTAAAGGCTAATAAATGACTGAGTTCTTGTATCAGTTTGGTGTTAATTTATCGGTTCTATTTACATCGTTGACAGTAATATGGTTTGCTTTTTTCAGACCTTATTTATCAGAGAAAGCTAAGAATCTAGCCACTAAAACTGATATAGGCGAAATTACTGATATTGTTGAGTCAGTCAAGTCTAACTACTCTCAGGTTATTGAGGAGGTGCGGCATTCGAATGCATTGATGTTAAAGTCAATTGATAGAGAGCAGGCAATTAAAAAGGAAATATATTTTGATGCCATAGATGCACTGTTTGTACTAGGAAAATCAATCGTTGATTATTCCTATCCAAATAATGCATCTAAGCAATTGTCGCAAAAAGTGACAGAACAAAATAGAAAAATTGCTAAAGTATATTTGGTTGGTACTGAGGAAACAATTTCAAATGTTTCTGCATATACAAGGGTCTTTGCTAAAGGTATTTCAAGCACTTTTGAAGACCGTAGAAGAGCGGGTAATTTGGAAAAAGATTCAAGTAAAAAATTAGAAAAGGCCAATGAGCTTAATGATAAAAAAAACGATTTAGCCAAGAAACTCCAAGATTTGAAAAAAGAAGGGGCATCCGATGCAGAAACTATAAAAACTATTGAGCATAATCTTGAAGTTGCTACTGGACACGTCAACTCTAGGTTCGAGGAAGTTAGGTCCCTATTAAAAGAAAAAACCGAAATTCAACTCAATTTAATTAGAAAGTGCAAAGAAATAAGTATTGAATTATCTGAGTTGATGCCTTCAATTATTAATTCATTTAGAAATGAACTGAGTCTGCCTATTCCAGAAGAAAGCTTGCAAGAAATATTTAAAAAATCCATCTCAAATAGTAAAGAGATTTTCGAGGAAATTGCATCAAGTGCAGAAAAGGAAATTCAGAAATTAATTTCTTAAATGAATTACTAAAATGACCAAAAGAAGCAAGTCAGAACCGTTCTTGATGAACAAGACTGATTCAGCTGCATTTTTCCAGGTATCAGTTCAGGCGCTTTCAAACTGGGACGTCAAACCAGTCAAAAAAGTTGGCAATCAGGTTTTCTATGATCTAAGGGAACTCAATGCCTACAAAAATGAAAACGGTGATGAAGATCAAGATCTAAACCTCACCGAAGAGAGGGCCAAACTCACCGTCGAACAAAGGAAAAAAACCGCTCTGGAAAGGAAGCAGCTTGAGGGCAAGTTGATGGATGTTGATTTTGTCATCCTCAACCATCAGAAAATGGCAATTGCCATTAAGTCGAAATTACTTTCATTACCAACCAAAGCTGCTCAGGACATGGTGCATGTTGAAACACCAGCTGAAGCCCAACAGGTCCTGAAAGAACACATCTACGAAATATTAAACGAGCTATCAAGTGAGCAATTTTCAGCAGATATCGGAGTTGATGTCGATCGCACGCTTGCAAAGCTTGAAGCACTGCAGGCCGCCAACTGACCTGACTGTCAGTGAGTGGGCTGATGAATTTCGCCGGCTATCATCTGAGTCATCATCTGAGCCAGGCAGATGGCAGACCAGCCGGGCACCGTACCAAAAAGGGATATTGGATGCGATCTGTGATCCGCAAGTTCATACAGTAGTTGTGATGAGCTCGGCTCAAGTTGGGAAGACAGAGCTGATCCTGAATGTTATTGGGTACTACTCAGATCAGGATCCATCACCGATTTTGATGATTCAGCCAACACTGGAAATGGCTGAAACGTTTTCGAAGGATCGCCTGGCACCTATGGTCCGGGATACACCGGTTCTCAAGAGTATTTATCCAGATGCCAAAGCACGTGGTGGAGGCAACACCATGCTGCACAAGAAGTTTGCTGGTGGTCACATAACGATGGCCGGGGCCAACAGCCCGGCATCCCTTGCATCGAGACCCGTGCGGATTGTGCTGTTTGATGAGGTTGACCGGTACCCGGTTTCCGCCGGGAGTGAAGGTGACCCTGTGGCACTGGGAACAAAACGAACCACCACGTTCTGGAACAGAAAAAGAATCATCACCAGTACACCAACTGATGAAGGGATCAGCCGGGTAGCCAGAGCCTATGAAGAATCAAACCAAAGCCGGTACCTTGTTGACTGTCCTCACTGCGGGGAACCTCACCCATTGGAATTTAAAAACCTCCAGTGGTCAAAAGATGATGATGGAAACCATCTTGATGATGTGCACATGGTTTGCCCGCACTGTGGTTGTGTCATTGAGGAAAAAGACAAGAAGCGCATGCTGGCCAACGGTGAGTGGGTTGCAGAAGCTGAGTTTACCGGCACTGTTGGCTTTCATCTGAATGAGTTATACAGCCCCTGGAAAACCTGGCTGGAAATCCGGGATGATTTCCTGGTGGCCAAGAAGTCGCCTGAAACCCTGAAAACCTTTGTCAATACTTCCCTGGGTGAGGTTTGGCGGGAAGATGAAGAGACTTTAGACTGGCAGGAAGTGGCTGCCAGGCGGGAACCTTACAGCAGCCCACCTGAAGAGGCTTTGGTGTTGACCTGCGCCGTTGACGTTCAGGATGACCGGCTTGAATATGAAGTTCTGGCCTGGGGTGAGGGAGATGAAAGCTGGGGGGTTAAATACGATTCAATTGAGGGTGATCCAGCAAGTCATCTGATTTGGGATAAGCTCGAGGAAGTTCTGTTCAGTAAGTTTGAAAGGGCAGATGGCGTCAAGCTTCACATCCCAGTTATGACCATTGATTCAGCTGGTCATTACACACAACAGGTATATGACTTTGCACGGAAACACCGCGGCCGAGTTTTTGCCATCATTGGCAGGGCCGGTACTGGGCGGCCTATAGTTGGCCGGCCCAGTAAGAGTAACAAGGGCAAAATTCCACTTTACACAGTGGGTACGGACACCTGCAAAGAACTGTTGATCTTTTCAATGCTCAGGGTTTCAAAAACCGGACCGATGTATTGTCACTTTCCCGGGGATCCGGAACTTGGATATGACGATCGGTACTTTCAGATGCTGACCAGTGAAAAGGTCATCATCAAGCATAAAGCCGGCGTTCCATACAGAACTTGGGATGCAAAAGGCAGAAGGAATGAAGCCCTGGACTGCAGGGTTTATAACATGGCCGCCCGGGCGATTCTTGATCCGAATTATGCACGTATTAAGGCGAATTTGACCCCAGATGATAAAAAGCCGGGCAAAAAGGAGCCGCCGAGGACTCAGCGGTCAAGGCCTAAGTATCAACGCCGAAAATCAAGCAGCTACATCAATGGTTGGAGATAATGAACGTACCAAGTAATTTCATCAGAGGTATCACATTGAAGTGGACCGAAAGCCTGGCAGAATATCCGGCTTCAATCTGGGATCTGGAGTTTGTGTTCATCAATGCCGGTGGTAAAGTTGAAGTGACTGCCACTGCAGATGGGGATGATTATGATGTTCATGTCACTTCAGCGGCATCAGCGACATTTTCACCAGGCAGATATGACTGGCAGGCATTTGTCAGTGATGGATCCGATCGGTACTCAGTTGGATGTGGATCATCTGAAGTCATCGAAGACTTTGCCAGCGCCACTACCCACGATGGCAGGAGTGTTCTCCGGCAGACTGTTGATGCCATTAATGCATACTTGCTCGGTAATGCCACAGTGGAACAACAAAAGCGCCGATGGGGTGACCGTGAAATCTGGACTCACAGCAGGATTGAACTGATCACACTGAGGGAAAAGCTGCAGCGGGAACTTGCAGCTGAGGAAAGAAGAACCTCACCAACAAGGAAGGGATCAGTCATCAGATCGAGATTCAAATGAAATTCAAGCTGAAGTTCTGGGAAAAAGAGAAAGAGCCACAAAAACGTCCTCCATTGCGCCGGCGTGGCTATCATGTTGGTGGCCGGGTGTCATACCTTCCAAAGTGGCTGACGTCGCCAACAAAACCAAACGAAGACATCAAGCAAAGTCTTCATGTCATGCAGGCCCGGTGCCGGGAAAGCCTGCAGAACAATCCATACATCAAACGGGCGTTATCCCTGGTCTATGCCAATGTGGTTGGCCCCAATGGTCCGGTACTCCAGTCAAAGGCAGTCAATGGCAAAGGCAAAGATTACAAACCTGCAAGGACAGCAATTGAAAACGCCTGGAGGCGCTGGGGAAAAAAGGGGTCACCGGATGCTACCCACACAAAAACCTGGAATGGAATGTTGCAGGAATTTTGGCGCCAGCTATTCATTGACGGTGAGTACCTGGCCATTGAATCCCTGACAGCTGAAAATCCATATGGTCTGAAACTGCAGGTCATCGATCCAATGCTCCTGGACAATGATCATGAAATGGACTTCAAGGATGGCAGATTCATCAAGCAGGGCATTGAATACAATCAAGCCGGTCGACCACTGGCTTATTACATTTTGGATGAGGATCCACAACAGCAGTATTACGCAAAAGGCAAATCTCATAAAAGGATTCCAGCCAGCCGCGTGCACCATTGCTTCTTGCCAAACTTCGTAAATCAGCGCAGGGGTGTACCGCTGGTGATCACAATTCTTCAGCGCCTGGTCATGATGGGCAAATATGAGGAGGCAGAGCTCGTTGCAGCTTTGATTGGTTCGTCCACCATGGGGATCTGGGAGGACAATGCCGAAAATGTTGGTTATGAGGGAACCGGTGAAGATGATGAAGGCTACAACTTTGAGGTTGAGCCCGGCATGTTTGCCAAGGCGCCGCATGGTACCAAGCTGAATGTATTTGATCCCCAGCACCCAAATGCTGCTTATGAGGTATTCCTGAAAATATTACTCCGTGAGGTGGCCAGTGGCCTTGATCTGAGTTATGCCACGCTGGCAAACGATTATTCAGATGCAAATTATTCCTCACTGAGGCAGGCCCAACTGACAGACCAGGAAATCTGGAAGATCATGCAAAACTTCATGATTGAGAATTTCGTTGAACAGGTATTCTCCAGTTTTATTGAGAATGCACTGGTGCTTCAATCGATCTCAATTGGCAACCGGCCGCTGGCCAATGATTTCATGCGATTTTCAGAACACCGGTGGCGGCCCAAAAGATGGGGATGGGTTGATCCCAAAAAAGAAATGGATGCCATTGATATTGGTTTGAGGAACCGAATTATTTCACCACAGCAAGTGATCCTTGAGAAAGGTGATGATCCCCAGGAGGTGATCGAGCAGTGGGAAGAATGGTTGGAGTTGACCAAAAACTTACCAGAACCCGCCCCGGCGGGTTTTTTAACGCCTGGAGAAAGTGATGAAGAAGAATCAGATTCGGAAGATTAAAGCAGAGAAATACTTTCGCTCATTTGAGTTGAAGAGGGACGGCATCGATGAAGAGGCCAGGACTGTTGAGCTGGCATTCTCAAGCGAGGATCCATATCGCCGGTGGTGGGGTGTTGAAATCCTTGGCCATGACAAAGGTGAAGTTGATCTGACCAGGTTAGAAAATTCAGCACCGGTGTTGAGTGATCATGATCACCGGACTCAAATTGGTGTCGTGTTACCGGGCACTGTAAAAATCGGTACCGACAAAAAAGGCCGATTGGTCGCAAAATTTGGAAAAAGCAAAAAAGCTAAAGAGGAGTTTCAGGACGTTCTTGACGGAATCAGAACCAAGGTATCAGTGGGGTATTCCATTGAGAAAATGGTACTTGAGAGTGAAGAAGACGGTGTTGAAACCTACCGCGTTACTCGCTGGCAGCCTTATGAAGTTTCGCTTGTTTCCGTTCCAGCTGATGACACCGTTGGGGTTGGTAAATCCCATGAAGGTCATCTTCCTAAAAACGTAGAAATCGAGGTAAAGAAAATGCCACCTGAAGAAACAGAAAAAGGCCAGGTTACTACTGGCACCACAGAACCCCGCATTGATGTCGCTGCAGAGCGCGAAAATGCGGCCAAAGAAGCCAGAGATGGTGTCATCAAAACAATCAATGACATGAATGACCTGGCCTCAAAATTCAAATCAAAAGGCTATGATGGTCCGGCCATTGATGCCATTGTGACTGAGCACATTCAACGCGGCTCATCATTCGCTGATTTCAAAGAAGACTTCCTGATCAAAATGCAGGATGAGTTCATCAAACAACGGGATGTGGACAATCTGGATATGCCGAAAAAAGAAGCCAAGCAGTATTCACTGTTCAGAGCAATCACTGCACAGTTATCAGGTGACTGGTCAAAAGCTGGCTTTGAAAAAGAGTGCAACCTGGCAATCATGGAAAAGTCCGGATCTGCTCCGCATGGATTCTTTGTTCCATTGGATGTTCAGCGCGCATTGAATACCGGTGTTGCTGCAGAAGGTGGCGACTTGGTTGGTATTGAGCACATGTCATCCATGTTTTTCGACCAGCTGAAGGACTCGAGTGTTGCGCTGAGCCTGGGTGCTACCACACTTGGTGGTTTGGATGAAAATGTGGATATCCCTCAAAAGACTGGTGCGGCCAGTGTTTTTTGGTTGGGAGAAGATGAGGATACCACTGATTCAGAACCAACCTTCGGTCACATCGAGTTGAGACCCAAAACGATTTCAACTTCTGTGCCTATGACGCGCCGCATGCTCAAACAAAGCCTCCCTGCCGTGGAAGGCATCGTGCTGCAGGATATGGCGCAGGAAATGGCCCTGGGCATCGATATCAAGGCCTTTGAAGGGGATGGTACCGGCAACACCCCTGTGGGCATCAGAAACACCGTTGGTGTGAATGTTCAAACCCTGGCAGCACCTGGTGCACCTACCTGGGCAGAGTTGGTTGGTATGGAAACGCAGATTGCCACTGACAATGCATTGACCAATGGCATGAACATCGTTTGTACTGCAGCTGTTCGCGGAAACCTGAAAACCACCAAAAAAGATGCTGGATCCGGTATCTTCCTGATGGAAAATGGCACTGCCAATGGTTACCCGGTAACTGTGAAAAATGCCTTGGCAGCCAACTCTATCATCCAGGGTCATTTCCCTGATTTGTTGGTTGGGTACTGGGGCGTGCTGGATGTGCGTGCTGACCGGGCTGAAAAAGCCAAGTCAGATGGGCTGGTTCTGCGGATGTTCCAGGATCTGGACCTGGTTGTCAGATACCCTGAGCGGTTCTGTATCACTAACCTGGTGTAATCAGCCAACACAATAATCCAAAGGCTCCGATGAGGAGCCTTTTTTTATTCAGTCATTCAGGAAAAAATCATGAGCAAGAAAATCAAAGTCAAAGTTTTCAGCGATGAATCATTCGTTAAAAACAACAAAGGTGAGTTTGCCAAAGGTGGTGAAACGATCTCTCTGGATCACACCGTGGCGGCAAATCTCATCGCCCGGGGTAAGGTTTATGACCTTGCCGATGATGATGCAGTGGCGGCAGCCAAGGTGCGTGAAAAACTCACAGCAGCCCGGCAAAAACAGGAAGCCGCTGATGCCGCCGATCAAGAGGGTCAGGGCGATAAAAAATGACCTTTGAACAAGATGTGTCTGATGAATCATTCGAGGCATTCTCAACTGAAGCCATGCTCAATGGCCAGCCAGTCCAGGTCATCATCGATACCGGTGTTGAACTGGTCGATGAGAACAGCGGCGAAATGAGGCATTACACACATCTTGTCACCATGTACAAATCGGATGCTATATTCACCAAATTTGATGAATTAACGATCGACAGCAAAACCTACGAACTCCAGGACATCGTGCAGGACGATAGTTACTTTGTCTCAATCAATGCCACATGATCAATATCAGACTCGAGAATTACCAGGCTCTGAAGGTCGCCTTCGATCCTGCTCGAGTTGAGAAAGCGCATAAGTCGGCATTGAAGAAAACCGCGGCCAAGGCCAAAACCAGAGTCAGCCAGGAGATCCGGAAGGTTTACAACATCAAAGCCAGGGACATCAACCAGGCCTCACGGATCATGCACCTCGGTGACATCATCGAATTGAGCTGGACCGGTGGAACGGTTGGCCTTGATAAATTCTCACCAACCAAACGAACAGTGAGAACGGCCCGGGGCCCGAGGAAAGGTGTTGCAGTCAAAGTGAAAAAAGCCGGCAAGCGAAAGCTGGTTAAGGGCGGCTTTCAAGTGCCATCCAAGAACAACCTCATTTTTCAAAGGACCGGGACAAAAATGGTTTCTGATCCAACGAGGGATGCAATTGCTCGGATGTATGGCATTTCTGTTCCTCAGATGGTCAATGAGGATGTCTCAACCAAGGCCATCGAATTCATTGGAGATGAGGCAAACGTCCAGTTTGTACGAGCATTCAACTACTTTCTCAACGTCCAGAAATGATCAATTCAATCGTCACACACCTGGTTGCAGAGACATCCGGGTTTGCTGTGATTGAAAACGCCAGAGACTCACAACCGGTTGCGAAAAATGCTGCGGTGTTGCCGGCACTGTTTGTTTACAAAAAATCAGGGGTAGGTGATGAGTCGCCTGGTGATGTCAAGGTCCGTCAAAAGCACACAGCAATCATCTGTGTCCAGCTGATTTGCAATTCTGATGACTTTGACACCAACGAACAGCAGCTCTTTGATGCGCTGCTTGGTTACCAGGTAAACCCGAATTATGACGGCATGACTTACCTCAGTGATGAGTCAGTCAACATCACCGGCAAGGTGCAATGGCAGGAGTATCTTTTTTCAACGTGGAGAACAATTCGAGAAGTGTAATGAGTAAAGCAAGCAAAGGGGGTAAGGCTCCCCAGAAGAAGCATGTCAGCAAAGCAGATGGCATTAAAAAAGGCGGCCGGTACTATCGTGTGAATGGTGAGACCATTCCAGAAGCTGAGTACCTGGCTCTTAAAAACAAACAAACCAAAGGTGAGTCCAAATGAAGTTTGATAACAAAATGATCCTGGGCAAAATGCAACCTGATCCAGATGTTGATCCAGTACCAGATGGGTCAAATGCGGTTGTATCTGAAAACCTGGAATGGACCCCATATGCTGGAAACCGAATCACCAAAAGAAAGGACCGTGGATTCTTTGGAGCAAACAAAGAAATCAATGCGGTACCTCATGTTGAATTCGGTTTCGAAGTTGAGTTTGCTCAAGCGTCGGCAGCCGGTACCCCTCCTGCATTTGGGCCATGGCTCCGTGCCTGTGGTTTTAGTGAGGTCATAGATGTTGGTGATGTTACATATGCACCGGTGTCTGAGTCATTCGAGGAAATTGCAGTTTACTTTCTTGATGATGAAGAAGTTGAGCAGAAAGCACTTAATTGCAAGGGCTCTTTCAGTATTCAATTAAACGCTGAGGATTTACCAAAAATCATCTTCAGCAACTTCATGGGCACATACAACAAGCCGACAGCAGCTGGTGCTTACACAATTGACACATCAGCTTATGAAGAGTCAGTGCCAGTCACATCAGGCAATACCACCGCTTTGACTGTTGATGGCTATGCAGGGTGTGTTAACAGCATCAAGTTCGACGGCAATATTGAGGTCAACTATCACGATGAGCCCAATTGCAAGGGTACTTCAATTGATGATCGGGAAGTGACCGGAGAAATAGTGATTAAGGCTCCGACAATTGCCGAGAAGGATTTTTTTGCATTGGTTGAATCACATATTGGAGCAGTAAACACAGTACCAATTTCAGCAACACATGGTGATGGTACAAGACCTGATATCACTATCAACGCACCGTATGTACAGCTTATTGACATCAATCGCACCAAGGTACGTGGTGAGCTGTATTACACCATTTCGTTCAAGGCCTTGCCTTCGGATGCAGGCAATGATGAGTTGGAACTGATTTTCTGATCTGGTTCAAATTGCATCTACCGGGCGGTGTGTTAGACCGTGCGCCGCCTGGTACCTGGTTATTGAAACGGTCTTCATATTAACGGTTTACATAGGAATTTATTATGAGTGTTTTAAAAGGTGTCAAAGACAAAGTGTGGCAGTCATGTACTGCTGAATTACCAACAGACAAAGCCAAAAATTTGTTTGTCAATTTCGAGGTTTTGTTCAGCAAATTGCCAAAAGCTGAATATCAGGCCCTTATCGACCGCTGTGATGGCAAAGACGGCCGGCCAACCCTGGCTGACGTTTTGCCTGAACACATGCATGATTGGAAGCTGAAAGGCGAGGGAGGTGTTGATGTGCCATTTGATGATGATCACATCGAAATGGTCTTTGCTGATCTTGACTATTCAAATGCAGTTGTTGAAGGTTTTGTTGAACTCCATGTCCGCAAGTGGAAGGAGCTCACCAGAAAAAACTAACTGACTTGGGGTACCACTGGGCCAAACCAAAGAAAAAGCCTGACAAGGTATCTCACAAGTTTATTAAAAACCTTCCTTCTCAACTGGCACCCAAGGATCCGGAGCCTTTCATTGTTATCCACCAGAACTGGAAGTCCTGGAGATTTTTCAACAGAGTCAACACGCAGTGGCGATCATCCGGATTCGGTTTTACCGGCCTGGATTACAACGCTGTGAATGTGGCTTTGAGATTTGAGCCCGAAAAGAGGCAGAAACAACTTTTCAATGACATTCGAGCAATTGAGGCCGGCGCCTTACTTGCGATGGGTGAAAAAGACTCCAAATGACGCGAAAGTATAAAACGGCAATCCTGATCACAGGGGATGCCAAGGGTGGCGTGCGCGCCGTAAAAGCCACCCGACAGCAGCTTGACTCACTTAATAAGTCAGTCAGCAGCTCTCGCAAAAGTATGGAGTTGCAGAGTAAAGCAGTATCTGCTTCCCGCCAGGCTCTCAGAGGATACTCCCGAGATTTAAAGGCAACCATCGGAATTGTTTCCGGTGCTGCCTTGACTCGGGAGGCCTTGAGGCTGGCAGATGCCTCAAAACAGATGGAAGCCAGGCTTAAACTGGCTACCAATTCACAATACGAATTTGCCCGTGCTCAGGCGGCAATTTCAGACATATCCCGATCAACATATTCTTCGATCGAGGCCAACACAACGCTTTATGCCAGGATGGCAATTGCTACCCGGGAACTCAACTTCGAGCAGGAAACACTGTTCAAGGCTGCGGAATCCCTTCAAAACTCCTTTCGTGTCTATGGCACCACCACTGAAGAGGCGGCCAGCGCCACACTGCAGCTGACACAGGCACTGGCCAAGGGCAAGCTTGATGGTGATGAATTTCGATCTGTGATGGAAAATGCGCCGCTGGTCATGCAGGCGCTCACTGAGGAACTGGGCATCACCAAGAAGGAACTCTTCGAATTTTCCAGGAATGGCAAGCTCCAAGTCCAGGACCTGGTGAATGCATTGGCAAACTCAGCAGATGAAATGGCCCAAAAAGCAGCTCAGGTACCGGTCACCATGGCCGAAGCTTGGGTGCAGGTCAGGAACGGTTTCATTGAATTTATTGGTGATGCAGACAAGGCCACCGGTGCCACCGAAAAGTTGGCCAAGCTTATGCTTATTCTGGCAGACAATATTGGGACTGTCGTTGGCGTAATAGTAGCCGGTGCTGGGCTGAAGTTGTTGGCACCGATGATCACAAAGATAGGTGTGTCAGCAGTCGCCACTGCTCGATCAATGCAAGTGTTTGGTGTTGGCCTTGTGGCAGTGAATGCAAAGGCAGCAGCTTTGGAAGCTACATTGGTCGGACTCAGGGGCGCCATGGCGTTACTTGGTGGTCCTGCAGGTGTTGCAATTTTGGCCGGATACGGCATTTATCAACTTGTTGATTCAATGGATGGCTTGACCGCCGCTGGCAGCAGAACCAAGAAGATCATCCAGGAAGTGAAAGCTGAACTTAATTCAGATTCAGTGAAGTCAGCAGAATCATTTCAACAACTCAGAGATAAGTTGGCTGGAATCAATGAGCAACTTGATCAGATGGTTCAGCAGAGCGCGCTTGATACCCTAGATACACGAATGGGCCGAATTGCCATCTCAGCCAATAGGACAAGGGATGCTCTATTGGCAGAGAAAAAGGAACTTGAAAAGCAGATATACATTACTGAAAAACTTTCACAGGCAAAAACATTCCTGAGTAAAGTGCTGGAAATGCATGCCAAGCTGATCAAAGACAAAGAGGTCAAGGCATTGCAGGATGCTGCTGAGGCTGAAGCGCAAAGAATAGCCCATGCCCAGGAGCTGGCAAAGTGGAAAAGTGAAGAGATTCGATTGCTGAGCCAATATGGAACCGAGGCAGAGCAATTGCAGATCATTGAGGATGAGCGCCGTGCTGCTATCGAAAAATACAACGAGATGGCAACAAAGACACCAGGAGTTTTGGATGCCATCAACCAAAAGTATGATGAGCTGAAGAAAAAAGTCAAAGAGACCAACGCAGAACTGGATACCCAGGTTGATTGGTGGCAGAAGTACTATGATTTGATGCGTGATGCCGGTGTCATAGATGATGCAGCGTTCTCAATCACACAGATGGAATTGGCCCTAGAAGAGCTTGAAAGGAGCGGGATGTTCTCAGCAGAACAGTTGCGAATCCTGAAAGATGCCATCTACCAGATGCAAATGCAAGCCGAACAGGCCACGGATTCAACGGAAAAGCTTGCTCGGTCAATTCAAGGCATCAACTCAGAAACCGGTTCATTGACAAATGATGCCACATTCGATGGATTGGTGCGTCAAGGGCTCACGCTCAAAGACATTTTTGCTTCCATGGCCAATTCCATGGAAGAGGGTGCCACTGGAATTGCAAATGCAATAAACATTGGAATACAAGGCGCCCAATTCATCAAGGGTATTTGGGATTCAACAGCAGGTCAAGATGACACTGGCAGAGTGCTTGATTCAATCAGCCAGGTTGCTGAATCCGGCTTGCTTGGGCCAGTTGCACAGGCAATTGCTCAAGTTGCAAGGTCAATTGACAGCCTCACTGGTGGAAAGTTGTTTGGTACCAGTTATGAACTGGAATCAGCTCGGTCATCAATCAGGATTGGTCCGGATGGTGCATTTGGTGATTTGACTACCCGAGAGGTAAGGCAGCGATCGCTTTTCAGAGGCCGGCAATGGAAGGAAACCGTTGAAGCTGTAGCAGCAGATGTGCAAGCGGCCATTGATGCTTTTTATGATCGATTAAATGAGGTCAGAGAATACTCACAGCAAGCTGTAGGTGGATTTGGTTCTCAGTTGGTTTCAGGTGAGTTTGTCGAAGAGTTTGACAGCCAGGGCAATATGACTGGCCAGCAATCCATTGTTGGAGGTCGGACATATGCCGAAAACCAAGAGGCGTTTGAGGCTCGACTATTGGCAGAAAATTCACTGGCCGGAATTGCATCAGTTTATCAGGAGGTCCAGCAAATTGCTGAGCTATGGCGAGGCAATGCGCATGATCTACTTGATGGTTCTCAGTTCCTTCTGAGAGCAGCAGCCGATTTAAACTCAGGCAATGGTCTGTTTTCAAATCTCACAGCCACCACTGCCAACATCGTTGACATGCAAAAGGCCGGTGAAAGTCTGCTTGAGACTTATCAACGGGTGGCCGGTGCCACTGATTTGCTTGAACAGGCCTTTGAGGTCATGGGTCAGGGTTTTGAAGGGTCCAGAGAGCAATTTGTCAGACTGGCGGCTGATATCGCTGAAGCTGCCGGAGGCCTGGATCAGGCTGCCGCTCTGTGGCGCAACTACTTCGAGACCTTTTACTCGCCTGAAGAGCTGCTGCAACAGGATCTGGCATCACAGTCACAGCTGCTGGGCCAGCAGGCTGCGAATCTGGGAATTGATCCGAACATCACACCTGAGCAGTTCCGGGCTCAGTTTGAATCCTTGCTGCCCACTTTATCGCCTGAAGAAATAGCTCAGTGGTTGCAGCTTGGTGATTCAATCCGGCGTGTAAACGAACTGATCGATGAGCAGGTTCAAATCTACCAGGCCCAGTTGGATGCCCTGAATGAGTACGCAAATTTCACTCAATCGATCACTGATCAAATCAACCAGCTGACCGGTACCGAATACTCAAACACCCTGGCCGAAATTCGCCGGCAAGAACAAGCCAATATTGAAACCCTCAATGAGTTGGCTTTGGCCGCCGGCCTGGCAGGTGCAAAAGAAGAGGATTTGGCAGCGGTTCACCGGTTAGCAGCTTTGCAGGTTGAACAGGCAATTGAGGCATTGAGGCAAAGGGTTCAATCACTGATCAATGAACTCTATGGCCAGGACACCCTCGATCAACAAATTGCGACACTGGAAGCCAGGGTCGGCAGTGGTCTGACATCAGTTGCCAGTGCCGGCGTAAATCTGTTTGAACAGTGGGAGCGGGCCCTCGAGCGTATTCGTGATTATTCACAGTCAATGCTGTTGGATGATCGGTTTTCTCCACTGGAGGCACAGGAAAGGCTGGAACTGGCCAGGCAGGAGTTCTTTGATGCTGTTGCTGCTGCTCAAAATGGTGATCTTGGCGCCGCCCAGTCATTGCCAGAATTGGCAAGGATTCTCAGCCAGCTGAACCTGGCAGTAAACACTTCCGGATCAGATTACAACGATCTGTTTTATGCCATCCAAGAGGCTATGGATTCAATATCCATACCAACTGGACTTTCAGCTGGGACTGGTGGAGGTTCCGTAACAGTTGGCCCATCAGCTGAGCTTCAGGCGCTTTATGATCAACAGCGAGCCCGTGATGATGCCGCGATGGCAGAGCACCGCATGGAGTTGGCCCGGGAGTTGCAGATTCATGTTGCTGAGCTGTCTCAGGCAATCAATCAACCGGTTTTGCAGCTGCTTGCTGACATGGGCGCCGATGTATCCCAATTCCTGATCGATTTGGGCATTAACATGGAGAACGCCACCGGTGAGACAGTTGCACAACTGGCCGCGGTCGCAACGACTTGGAATATCAGTGTTGTTGAGCTGGCTGACAACGTGGGGTACGCCCTGGGGGAACTTGGTGATGCTCAATCTCTGTTAAATGATGGCCTTGAGGCTACCATTTCCACCCTGCCACAAAGCATCCAGCAAAATCTGACCGGTTTGCTCCGGGATGTAGAGAATGCTGCCGATGGAACATTCCGCGATGCCGCACTCGGCAACATGGAAGACTACATCAATACCTTGCCGGCAGACCTAAGGAATCAGCTTGCGCCGTTCTTTGATAATGTGTTGCCAACCAGTCATGAGATTCAGATGCTGTCAGTGGCTGAAGAGCAGCGCGATTTACTGAATCAGATCAACATTGCCCTGGGTAACTTCCCGACTGTTCCTGCACCACCAGGTGGGCCTGATGCTCCTGATCCAATCGATTTTGAGCCAGTGGTCAACATTCTTGGACTGGAGTTAGATGAATCAGAATATCAATCATGGCTGCTCGAGGAAATAAGAAACAGAGTAGGTTCAGGATCCGGAGGCTCCGGAGGGTCGGGCGGGTCCGGAGGGGGCGGCAGTAACCCACCGCCAAATGATCCAGAGAGCATCCAAACCATTGGCCAGATGAATGAGCTTTTGAGCCAGGTTAAATACTTGGCACAGCAAAACAAAGAGCTTTCAGAGGAAGTGGCAGCATTCAGAGCCATGATGCGTGAAAAAATGGATGAGCAGACTGACCAGCAGGAAGAGATTGCATTTAATACCGGCTCAACCGCGGTGAATACCGGCAAAACCAATGCTCTGAGGCAATCAAGTAGAAGAGTGCTTCGAACAGGTGCCGGGTATGGGTGAGATATTGCTTGGTGTGATCACCAAACCTGATAACACAAGGTATTTTATCGCCTCATCAACCTATATCGGTGATGTTGAGCCGATCGGTGGCGGAACCGCGGTACCCACAGTGTTCTATGGGGATATCCCAGATGACAAGCCCATTGCATGGAGAAAGGAAATGGGTTTTTTTGTCTGGGGGCGCCGCTCGATGCATGAAATTGGGGAAACCTGGTTGATGAATGAGCCAGCATTTGCCGAGACATCGGGTCGTTATGATGGCCTGCTCTATGACAGCCGTGACAGCAAGCTCGAATACTTCATTGTTGAAGATGAAAACCAGGCATTTTCAACAGCTGTCCGGGTTGGTGAATGGATCATTGACGATGTTTCAAATCCAAATGATCAGTACGTTGTCATCACTGTTGTGGATAAGCTCTCACAGGTCGATAAAAACACTGAGCACGAATACTACAGCAATACTTTGGTTTTCACCGAAAACAGGGAGCAACCCCGGCCAATTGTAATTGGTCGCTGCAATCAAATGCCGCTGACATTGATTGACGATGTGGACAACATCTATGAAGCTCATTTTGAAGGCACTGTAAGCAACTTCATCGATGCTTATGACACCGCGGATATTTTCGTACCTGGTGTTGATTACACAGAGGGTGTTCAATCAACCGGTGGCTATGGAATCAATCTTGCCAATAAACCTGCAGGTGTAATCACAGCTCATGTATCTGGAGGTGAATGGATGGGGGGCAGCACCAGGATCATCGATAATTTTGTGCCATATCTCTTAGTGACTTGTGGCGGCATGGATATTGCCGACATAAACACTGCGAGTTTGACTGCTATCGATACTGACTGGTCCAACAGGTATGACGTTTTCATTCAGTCCGGCAGCAACATCAGAGACGTACTGGAAGATGTCATGGTTGGTCATTGCGGCTATGTCTACCAAAACAATGATGGTGAAGTAACCTTTGGCTATGTTCAACAGCCGAAAGTCACAGCGGACCATGAGCTGAATGACATCAATATTGCCAGCGATGGCATCAAGATCACATTGGACAAAGCTCCAGGCCTTTCCGATGCAGTCTCATGGCGCCGGAACTGGTATGTATTCACATACGATGATGTGAAGGACGTAGGTATTACTGAGGCTGAAAAACAAGAGGCTTCCAGGGAATATGTCTACAACTATCGATCAGCAACCACCACCGGTGGCGGTGATGCCTTTCATGACACATATGCCCATGCCAGACATGGTGATCACATTAAAACCCTCACAGATGGTGGGAACAATGGGACAGACCTAATCAGCCACCTTGAAGATGATTTGTACGACGTCGAGAGACATTTCCACACTTTTGAAAGGATCAGTGAAACAGTGATTGAAGCTTTGACCATTGAGCTTGGTGAAACCATGGAGCTCGTCGATGCCAGGTTTTTCCCATCAGGAAAGAACACTTTAATCAGCGCGATAGCTGGCGAATCATTGCTCAGCAAAAAGGTAGAGTTTGAAACATGGGGATAACAAATGGCTAAGGCAGGAATCAGTTATTCAGACACTGTGAAATACGCAACCAAACACCCGGACGTCTCAGGACCATCATTCATTCAGTTGCTTGAGGGTACCGAGGTCTTGGATTTGCTGCACATGAAGAACCCAAGACCCAGGGAGGTTGCAAGGATAACACCCAATGGCTCTAACCAGATTCAATTATGGGTGAAGTGGGGTGGGGTATTTAACACCAACCTGGCATTGAATCTTGGATGTATTGGATTGATCAATCACAACCTTGGCGTTGAGAACAATGTGCTGATGGACCTGTATATTTATGACTCAGTGACCACTCTCTACACATTTACTGATCTGCCTTTGAACTACAACGGCGCCGGCGGTCTATCTGGATATGAAAACACTGAATTGTCATCGGTGAACCATTTCACCATTCTGGACACGCCTGTTGAAGATGCTGTCGAGGTGACCATTGTGCTGAAGAATGTAACAGGGGATTTTGATATCGGCCGTCTTTGGGTGGGTGATTTCATGGAGGCCTGTTTTGATGCTACATGGGGCTTAGGATACACAGCCAAAGCACAAATAAATTATTCCGGTGGTGAGGATGCTCATCCGGTTTACAAGCGCCGGCGCAAGAAAGGATCCTTTCCTATTTCCAGAATCCATAAAAGCCAGGCATTCGGCCCTGGCCAGACATTCCAGGACCTGTCATTAAAGTGTGGGCGTGACTCTGAAATTGTGCTGCTGCCCAGGACTTCCAGCAATGAGGACATCAATCACATTTCAGTATATGGGCTGGTCCAGAAGGATGTGATCATCACCAACACCAAGGGTGACTATTTTCAAACTCAAATTGACGTGCTTGAACTGATATGAGCGAACCAGATAAAAAAAGTAATCACAGCGCCACTGAGCTATTTTCCCGGGTGAATCACCTGGAGCGCGATACTTCATCAATCAAAACTGAAATAAGTGGTCTCAATGTTGTGATTTCCGATGTTAAAGCAACTCTTAACCGCGTGGTTGAGATGTTATCCCTTACACAGCGGACGCCATGGCAAACCATCCTCATGTTTGCCGGTTTACTCATTTCGTCAATTGGTGGCATCTGGGCGCTTGGGATGAGCCCAATGAAAGAACAAGTCAGGATCCTCACTGAGCAAAACCTCAAGCAAGCGGAGGTCAATGGCTACCAAAAAGCACAGCTGGAATTCTTAATCAAAGAAATAGAGAAGTAATCATGGACCTGCGCCGCCTGGAAAAACGGATTAAACAATCCGAAGGTCAAATGCGTGATTCTCTTGGCTTTCACAAGCCATACCTTGATCATTTGGGTGTTCCAACCATCGGTTATGGCTGCACCTCATTCATGGGCCGGCCGGTAACCATAAAAGATGACCCAATCACTGATGAAATGGCCAATTTTCTGCTGTTTCATGACATATACCACGCCATCAAAGATGCCAGTGTATTTATCGACCGGTTTTGGCGTATCGGCTCGATCCGGCAAGAAGCACTTGTGGAGATGGCTTATCAGCTTGGCGGACCAAAGCAGCGGCGCTTTATAAAGGCCCAGGCTGCAGGAAACCGCCGTCAGTGGCCCAAGATGGCGGCAGAGATGCTGGACAGCCGCTGGCACGATCAGACGCCCACAAGGTGCCAGGAATTGGCCCGGATGATCAAAACCAATCAACACCCCTGGAGCATTCAATGAAAGTAGCCTTACCCATCCACGGCATGAACAGCCGCACAGCCGGCCGGGACAGCATCGATCGATTGGCTCATGGCCTTGAAGTTGATATCGTCGATCCAGACGATACTGATTATGGCTTCGCCCTTTTCCTCCGGATCTGGTTCTTCAAGCGGCCACTGATTGAGCGAATTGCCGGAGGCATCAAGAAGTGGATCGATGACGACAGAATCACACAGATTTATCTGCCGGTTCACTCCAATGGCCTGAACTTCGCTCTGCAGGCTCTCAAGCTACTGGATAAAAGAGGGCATCGAGGTACCAAGCCCATCATTATCGTGTCGTTTTCTGGGTGCGCGAATCGTAAGGTCAATACCGACGTGGCCACAGTGGTCCATAACTGGTACACGGAGCGCGACGGCTGGCTGAAAGCTGCCAAGCTTTTGCCGTCGGTCACTATGGGCAGTTTCGGCCTGGGCCCTTACCGGGGCAAGTCTACCAACGTCATTGATAAAAGAATCACCAGGCATATTGGCAGCCATTCTCAGTGGTTCAAGGGTCACAGCCTGTCAATGGCCATTAAAAAACATAACGAACTCATAAGGAGCTATTCATGAAAAAACTGATACTGATCATCATGGCCTGCCTGGCCGTCACCGGTTGCGCTCAACTGACTGGGCCACCCAAAGCCGAATACGTCGACGAAAACTGCGAGACCCATTACCGGTGGGATACTGACCTGCAGATGAACCGGGTCACGCACCAGGTCTGCACCAAGTCGTATGTCAAGAGCAACCGGGTATATGAAAACGGCTTAAAGATCGATGCGAACAGGGAAACCGGCAAGCTCAAAGTCGAAGCCGGCACCGTGGACAATGCAGCCGAATCCGGCATCGCAACAGCCCTGGCAGCATTGCTCGCGGATCCTGCCGGTATCGATGTCCTTTTATCAATTCTCCGGAGAGAACAATGAACTACAAACTAGCACTCGTCCAGGACCTGTTCAAAATTAAAGAACTGATCCTGTCAGACAACAAAGTCATCTATCGTGATCCGGAAACCAAGGTTGATACCGTGGTGGCCGAGTATGAGGATCAGGATGATGCCTTGCCCAAAGAGGTGGCCATCAAGCATGGATTCACTCCGGAGCTGAATGAGCATGGCGCCCGCCGGTCATCATACGTCGATGAGGTCCTTAACCGGCTGAGGACATCAAGCGACAAGAATGAGCGCCGGGCTGTGGACTTCCTGCCTAAATGGTTCGTATTTGAGGATGAGCTCAACAACCCGGCACCAGGTACAGAAGCCCGGGCAACGCTGAACAAAAATGACAGCATGGGCGTTACATACGCACGGCTTGGTATTTTCGCTGGTCCTTGGCAGGGCGCAGATGGTGCAGCGGTTCTCGATCACGTTTTCATCTTCCTTGGTGACAACCATGACAAGGCTGTGAAACAGCTGGCCAAGGTCAATGCCTGGTTTGATAATCAGGTTGAAAAGCAGATTGACTTTGTGACCAATAACAAAAGAATCTGATTATTTGCTTATTTTAAAATAACACACTACTTGGGCGACTAAAGTATGGGCTGCATCATCTCTATGGCTAGGTAATGCAAACCCACCATTGTAAAGAGTGGACCAATGAATAAACGTGCCTTCCATAGTGATTGGTGCTTTATTCGCCTTTTCCTTACAAAAAGCTTTAGCTGACTCATCAGAATAGTTGTTTTGTCCAGAGGAGTCTAAAACGACCTCAAAATTGACAAAATGACCACGTTTTTGAATTCCAGAAAGACGATCCATTAACTTAGAATTATTTTCATTCATTTGTTTAATGATCTTTTCAATATGATCTGGAGTTACGTTTGTTGCTTGGCTTTGAAATGAAATGACAAGAAAAAATATAACCAATAGTTTCATAATACACCCTTTTTTTAATGTGAATTATTTACTTAGCACAAGGCGCTTCAAAACGCAATTAATTAATTCAATAATGAACATTTAAGGTTTACTCGTAAAAGCTCATTACTTTTTCTTCTATTAACCTCAGAGCTTCAATCTGGGACTTGCCAGTTATATCCACCCTGAACGTCTCGGCCACCTCGAGACCGTCATCTCTAACACCGTCATGCGATAGCGTGGCATAGGCCTTATCACCCCGGGGCCCAAACTGCATCAGCGTTGTTTTTCCACCATGGACATCGAGGTCATCAACGTCATCGATCAATGCACCGAGGTTGGGCCTCAGTACCAGGTCAACAGCGGCATCACTGAAGCATGTATCCATGTGTCCTGCATGGTAAGCCAGGATGGCCCAGGATCCATAGGGGATGGCAGCCTGGCCGGCTTTCCACCGGCGCACCTGTTTGCCATCATTAACACCTACAAGCCGGGCAATTTGAGCATTGCTCCAGCCCAGCTGCTGGATTAATGTGCGGACTTCTTCTGGCTCCGGTTGAGCCCACAAGGGGAAGGGCTTGAAGCACTCTTCTCTAATGGGGCCGCCGGCGTTATACGTTGCTCTTTCTTCACTCATGACTTTCTCCTTATAAAGGGGATGGGGCTCAGATGAGCCCCTTTTGTGCAAAACTAAACTGCTCGATTTTTCCGATGATGATGTGATCAAGCACCCTCACATCAATCAGGCTCAGTACTTTGGTCACACGGTTTGTCAATGCGATGTCTGACTCTGAAGGCTTGCTGAACCCAGTGGGGTGATTGTGTGAAAGGATCACGCTGCTAGCATCACAGATCAGCGCCTCTTTGGCGATCACTCGAGGATGAACTTCAGCAGAGTTCAGGCCACCAGAGAACAGTACTTTTGATTCAATTACACAGTTTTTAGTGTTAAGAAACAGTACAGTGAAGTGCTCACGGTACTCGCCTTCGCTTTTGACTCTCAGGTAATTGATTACGGTTTGGGGATCGCTCATTGCATCGGTGAGTTTGATCTCACGGTTCAGGATTTCAATGGCTTGGTCTACGATTACTCGTTCATTTTGGTTCATCGGTTTTCTCCGGATTCTGAGCTGACAGTATGTCGCCCTTATGTGATTTATTATAGGGCCTAAAGCCCTAGTTTGCAAGTTAAAATCGTTGCAATTCCTGATTTTTTACTGTAAAAATGTATTTTGGTGAACAATGGGCAGAAGGGGGAATATCATGAAAAAACCAAATCAATTAAAAACTGCTTTTTCACAATATGATGTTAAACATGTTATTGGCCAAGGTGGCAATGGGATGGTTTATCAGGTATCGAAAGGAACCGAAAATTTTGCAGCTAAAGTATTAGACAGTGAGAGAGCAACCACTGAAAAATTGCGAAGATTCAAAAATGAGTTCAAATTTTGCTCAACAATCAGGCATGAAAACATCATATTGGTCGATGATTATGGATTAACAGAAACAGAAGATCCTTTTTTTATAATGCCTTTGTATCACAGTTCCTTACGTCCAGTAATTGGTGAAATTTCTAACGAAGATAAAATTTACAATCTAATAACAAAAATCCTCAACGGAATTGATGCTGCTCATCAATTTAACGTAATTCATCGTGATTTAAAAACTGAAAATATTTTGGTTTCAGAGAATATGGAGTCTCTTGTTCTAGCTGATTTTGGAATTGCTCGATTCAAAAAAGAAGACATGCAAACTTTAGATGAAACTCATCCTAAATCGCTCATGGAAACTTTCAATTATGCTGCTCCAGAACAGAAAGTAAAAGGAGGTAAGGTTGATCAAACAACTGATATTTTTTCTTTGGGTCTAATAATAAATGAGCTATTTGTTGGCGAGGTGCCTTACGGGATTAACCATACAAAAATAAACGAAGTAAGTGAAAAATATTCATTTCTCGATCCAATAGTTCAGAAAATGATGGAACATAAGCAAGAAAATAGGTATCAAAGCATTGAAGAAATAAAATTAGAAATAAATGTTAGATTTCGTGAACACTTGGATCTTTTGAAAATAGACAAGTTGAAAAATATTGCAATTCCAAAATCAGAAATTGATGATCCAATTATTAATCAACCTATGAAAATCATTGATGCTGAATGGAGAGATGGATTATTAACTATAACTTTAAATCATACACCGAATGAAACTTGGAAATGGGCATTCCTGAACATGGGAAGTTTCAGTTCAGTTATGGGGAAAGGTCCTGAAATGTTTCAATTTCACGGTAATTCAGCAAAGATTATGTGTAATGGCCAAGATGAACCTCAGCGATTAATTGATCATTTTAAAAACTGGTTACCAAAAACAGCTCACGTTTATGAAAACAAACTGAGAGATTTTGCAATGCAACGAGAGCAAGACGCTCTCAGGAAAAAAAGAGAAGCAATTGAAAAAGAAACCAGAGAAAAGGAAGTCAATACTTCATTAAAATTTTAGTTACAATTCAAAATTAGTGAAAATTTTGTATTGTTATTCAATTCAAATATATCAATGTCACAGAAAAGGCCCACACCGTTGATAAACACTGCTGAATGGTGATCTGACCCATACAGCGGCCCCGGGATCGAATCCGGACAGTCAAACTGGTAGTAGTTGATCAGGTGCATATGTCGATCGCTGATGTACTGGCCAACCAGCTCGCAGCCATGGAGATAGGTAACTTGGTTTCCCTGGTGAAAGGTGAGGGTGGATCCGGACTCGAAGTCAGAACCGAAAATTAGTGTGATAATTAGTAAAAAGATCAT